GACGTGTCCGTCGTAGAGTTCGGTGAACTGGTCTGCAGCTGTTGCCATGTAGGTTTTGGTTACGAACTCTTTGAACATACCTTGAACTTCGTCGCGGTGGAACATTGAGGTCATTTTGTCTCGGCCGGCAAGGTGCTTCACTAGACCTTCAGCGGTTACGTTTGAACCGATGTCGATCTGGTAGCCTACATATTTTTCGTATGAACGAATCATGCGTAGCATTAGTTGGCGTGAGGTTGACTTGCGACTTAGGGTTGTTTCACCTAGTAGCATGAACCAGAGGTTTAGCCCTAGTTTGCCGTACTTTGGTGTGCCGTAGCCGGTGTCTGAGAACGCCGCTGAGAGCAGGGTGAACGCTGACGCAATCTGGTATTGGACTGCGCCATCGGTTTTCTTGCCAGCCCAGTGAACGTACTTGTCGATGAAGGTTGGCTTCTTTGCGACGAAGCCTCGTTCTTCTGCGGTTAGGAAGTCTACTTCACGTTCAAACTGTACTGTTGCAGCGATTGGTTCTAGTGCTACTTCAGGCTGTACGAATGATTGTGCTGCTCGTTGCACTTCACGCCATAGGTCACCGTCTGCGTCCATTCGCTTTGGGCGGTTTGGTGAGTGGTATTTGTTGCACTTGGCGTGCTTGGCGATTACGAAAACTTCTTCTGCGCTTAGTCCGGCACGGAATAGTTCTAGTTCCAACTTCCATAGCATCTTTGACATGTCTGCATTTGGGTGTGGTTCTTCCATGTACAGTGTCATGATGTCAGTGTTTGCTGGCAGTTTTGCTAGGACCTGAATTACTTCAGGCGTAGCGGTTGGCATTGGTAGGTTGCTGACTTCCATTACTGCGTCAACTTCTACGTCTGCGTAAACTTTTTCAATCTCTTCTAGGGTGTAGATGAGTCCGGTTGCTTGTGCTTGCACGAGTTGCTTCTCGGCGTATTTGCCGTTGGCGGTTTGTGGGATGCGTAGCAACTTGGTTGGGTTCCAACCTGATAGGTCACAGCCTTGGTCTTTGTGTGCGTATGCGACACGCTTTGAGGCCATTGCGACACGGTGTGGTTCGTATGAGTTGTCTAGAACCCAGTATGTGTGCCAGCGACCCTCAGAGGTTTTGACGATGATCGATGGGGTTAGGCGAAAGTTTTCAGGCGCACAGGTGTCTGCGTCTGCGTAGACTACTGCAACAGACTTTGCGTTTTCGCGGATGCGACGCTGTTCGTAGTACATGATTGGCGAGAAGTAGACATCGCTGTCTGCTCTCTGCTTTGAGTATTCGACTAGTTCGTCGACCTCGTCTGGGTAACTGAAGAACTTTTGCACAGTTGGGTTGTTGTGCGCGTCTTTAGTTACAACGGTGGCGTAGCCTGAGCCGTTGCCGTAGATTGTTTCTACGAAATCTTTAATATCCAATTGCATCTTTCTTCTCCTTTATGCGCTGACCATCCTGGATTCGAACCAAGAACCTTGGAGTTAACAGCTCCCTGCTCTGCCGTTGAGCTAATGGTCAAAGTCGCCTACACATGACCAGTTGCTGACAAAGCGGCAGACTTATTGCTGGACAGAGGTGGAGGCTTCCGTGCCCCGGCCGAGAATCGAACTCGGTCTATGCGTCGAAAGGAGGAAACTCCGCATAACACCAGTGGGGGCTTGTGGAACAGTTTTAAGTCTTGTTCCAGGACTGCCCATTTGGTTAGTTAACCCAAAGGTCCGTAGCGTTAGCCACAGTTGTTACAGTGGCTGATGAGCCTGCTGCCTTTGGTGCGTTGAAACCTGCAACGTTGTTCTCGGCCTCGTACTGACCTTCTGCTTCACGAACAGTTAGGCGTGCGGTCAGTGGCTTGCCGAGGATGTCTGACACCTCAGGCACAGAGAATGCGCCCTTCATGTCGTAGCCGAGAGCCTCGAAGAAAGACTGGGTCTTCCAGAAGTCGCCTGCAACATATAGTGGAACGTATGCGAAGACTCGACGGTTCTCGTACTGGCCTTCTGATAGGCGTAGCTGAACGTTCCAGCGCGGCTTACCTGCGTTAGCGCCTGACTTTACGGTCTCGGCCTTAACTTCGTAGACGGTTGCAGCATAGTTGCCTGCTGGGACTGGTGATGACTTGTTTCCAGATGCTGGTAGGTTGTCTGGAATGTTGATGACGAGCGACATTAGTTCGCTTCTCCTTCTTTGTTGATTAGTGTGATGATTTTCTTCATGCTTGGCTCCAGGATTACTGGTGGCAAGTTGAAGCGGTTTTTGGTGACGAGACGGTCAGACGCATCTACTACGAGTGCACGCTTGACACCGGTTTCCGTCTTCTCAACGGTCATGTAACCGATGATGTCTGGAATACCTGGCAGGTCTTTCTTGGAACCGCCAGGAATATTTGGTACTGTCTTGACTGCACCAGTTGATTCGTTCTTCTGGTCTTCTGCGTGGGTCAAGATGATTGACAGGAACGGTGCAGAGTGTAGTGCGCGAACGGTGTCGTTGGTCCACACTTTGAGGTCTGCCCAACTGCCGAACTTGTTGCTCTTGTTCTCTGGCTTTTCGCTGAAGAACTTCTCTGCTCGGTCCATCTCAACACCTAGGGTGTCGATGATGACTGTCTTGTACTTGTGTTTGATGTTGATTAGGTCGTTGATTACGGCAGCGAACTGTTCGTGGTTTGCAACGTTAATGACATCGATCTCTTTGAAGTCTCGTGCGACGGCTGATGCGCCACCTTCGACATCGATTAGTAGAACTGGTGATAGTTCTTCTAGTTCGGCAGCTGAGGCGGCAAGCCAAGTCTTACCGCGCCCAGCGTCACCGTAAATCAGGATGGTTTTTGGTGTGTTTAAGGCTTCTGCCTTGTGAATCAACTTAGCGAAACTAAGTTGTGGAAAGTCAGTCTCTGACATTTCCGCTCCTTTCGTGTTGTGTGTGTTGAATAACAGCATAACATATGCAACTATTCCTGTTTGTTACTTTTCCTTTGTAATCCGCATGAATCCTACGAACTTGTAAAGTCGGTAGATTACATATACTACCATGCTCATTGCGATGACCCAGACCGACACGCGGAGTGTCATGTCTTGAATTGCTGTTACTGCGGTGAGCAAGATGCCTGCGATTAGTAGTCTAGAACCTAAACTAATAGCCATGACAATGCTCATCATTTTTCTTATATTCCCATACTGCATTTGAAACAATCTCCGTTTCTGTCTAATGTTTCGATGTCGAGACCGCCTTGTATGCGAGCCCACAGGTTTTCAAGTCTAGTCCATACTGCTTTAGCGAACTCTTCTGAATATTCAAACGTGTGAATCCACACATCGTTTTCGGTTGTGCCGTCACGGTTGATGAACGCCAACGAGATGCCGTCAACTTTCTGGCCGGAAGCAATCATGCCCATCGCATACAGCATGGTCTGTGCCATGTATTTTTGTAGCGTGTAGTATGTGCCGGAGTCTTTGATTGGTTCACCGTTTTCGATGGCGAGAATAACTTTCTGCATCTTCTTCATCTTGTCACGAGAACTTGTCTTCCAGTCGATGAGGTGGTCATGCTTGACAACCATCAGGTCTGGCTTGCTGTTGACTAGGCCGTAGCCTGGCAGTTCACCAAGGTTGATTTTCTTTTCAACAATGCAACCTTCTAGTTCTGGGAAGTCTTTGATGTCTGCTTTATCGATCGAATCTTCGATAAGCATGTGGGTTGCTGTGCCAATCTTTGCACCTAGCCAGTACTTTGATGGGGTTTCTGGTGCGCCGGTGAGTGCCTTTGCTAGATGGTATGAGCACGGGTCGCTGATTTGTGAAGCGCCAACCTTGCGCTGTTTGTCACGCTCAGTTTCAAGTTTGAGTAGGCGTATTGCAAGGTCGTGGACCTGAGTGTTTGTCAACATGATTTTCTCCTTTTCTATGTTGTGTATTAGAAAATAGCGTTTGGGTCTATTTTATTCCCATCACCCATATCTATTAGTTGTTCATCTATTACTGTCAAGTGTTTGTAGAATGAGATGCCACCCCAGATACCGTGCTCTTGTTCGCTTGCGACAGCGAAATCGTAGCACAACTTTAGTAGTGGACAGTCAGCGCACAGTTGCTCACAGTCGTCTACCGTTAGGGGGTCAAGTCCGTAACCTTCATAATCCGCATAATAGAACGGGTTGTTTAGGCACGGGTATGCTGGGGTGTCATCCATTGCTTTTGACAGTCGAGCCCAATGCGGTACGGCTTTTTTGCCAATACCGTAATACTCGGGTTCGTACTTGTCGCTTGTGTAACCTGCCATTATTTGCCCTTAGCAGGTTCGAAAGCTAACCGGGTAATTTCTTCAGAAGCCAATAGAACAGCAATAGGGGCACTGGCGGTAATAACAACACCCATCCAAACTCGGAGGTCGCTAACATCCCCACCCCAATAAGACAGAGTGTGGCTTGCGTTAGCCACCACAGAAATGAGCGCAAATCCAGAGAGCCCAAGGGTTGTCCTCCAAGTTGATTCACCTCGTGCTTTGAACACGATTAGTGAAATAGTGTATGCCAAGATTGCAGCGTCAATGAACAATGCTGGTAGCCATTGCAGAAACTTTGGGATACCAGTCCATGCTGACACTTCGTAGATACCGCTGAACGATACTGCGAATGATGACACCATAAGAATGGTAACCAATGCTACTGCTGTTGCGAGCACAGGGATCGAATCAGGGTTGATTCTTGCCCGGCGAGTTTTTGTTTCAATGACTGGAATGCCAATTTCATCCAATGAAACTTCCACGGCTTTGGCTCCTGTCGGGTAGCCGATTTCTTTTTCATCCATGAATTTGTGTTCCTTTTCGTTGTAGTGTATTTCGGGTGGCAGGAAGCCTATGACTTCGTTGTGTGCCATCCTAAATACTCCAATACTTCTGAGAGTGCCGATTCGGGAGAATGGTTCTCAATTACAATGTCTGCTTCTATAGTATCAAGTTCTAACTCTGAAGCGTGGTCATTTGCAGGGTTTATTTCATCTCTTTTTAGTCGAATGATTACACCACCACGTGACCAAATTTCGTCTGCTTCGTTCTGGTATCGCACATCAGCGAAAACATAGTTGAACTCTTGACTGTCGAAAATGTTTGGCATTGCTTGTTCGATCCAAAACTTTTTACCAAACGTGTTTCGTGCAGAAGCACCTAAACCTTGCAGTCCGGCACGAATCTCCATGTTGAAACGCTTTGCAGCATCCCAACCCATTTCGTCAATGAGGTCTACGTGCGCGAGTGGCGCAACACTGTAGTAGAACTGTTTTAGTTTGTCAGCAAACGCTCGCTTCTCGAAGCCTTCACGTTCAACGAGCAGGTCAGCGAGTGTATCTTTGCCAACACCTGCATATCCTGTGATTCCAATAATCATTTAAGTTTCTCCTCTATCAGCCGGATGGTTTCTTCTTGTCCACCGACTTCTTTAAGCATCTTTATGACGCTGTGTTTTGCTTTCTGTATACCGATCTTTACACCTTCGAGCAGGATAAGTTTCTGCCCTTCAGTCATCTGGTCTATGTCGTGCTGTGTCAACACTGTTCTCCTAGTCTTGGCAGTCTCGCCAGTTATCGTAGTCTGCGTCGCAACGGCAGTTGCACTGTAAACCGCAAGTATCGCAGTAATGCTTCTCGCATCGACATTCGATGCTTCCGTCTTCGTCTGCTTCTAAACATTCGTCCGCCTCACAGCAATCTTTATATTCTGGTGGGTCGATTGGCCCATCAATTCTTGACATTAGTTTCCTTTTTGAGTGTTGAAAGTTTCTCTAGTTCTTCCATAAGTTTTTTGTAGGCTTCTGGCCCGAGGAACGCTTCGAGCGGTGTTAGCGCTTTTGGTACCTTGATTTCATCAAAAACCATGAGGTGTGGTTTCACTTACTTTATCCTTCGATAACTAGACGTTTGACTACACCATCACGAATAAAGTTGTCATACCATTCATCAAGGTCTTCTGGCGGTAATTCTTCACAGCTATCCCAAGAGGATGCTTCATCCCAGCGACTACCGCAACACTCGCAATCAACTGCGTAAAACGGGTCGAAGTAGATTCCATGCTTTACTGCAATTTCGTCTGCTTCTTCTGGGCTGTGTGCTTTGATGAATACTTCGATGGCTGGCTTGCCAAACGATCCACCAGAGTTATTTTGTCTGTATCTGTAATAAGTCATTTACTTTTCTCCTTTTCGTAGTGATTCATTCATGGCCAACTGGTCCTTTACCAACTTAGATAACTGGCCCTCATCATAAGTATCCTCAGCAATAATGTCAAACGACAACACGCTACGAGTCTGACCCTGACGGTCAAGTCGTCCAGCAGCCTGCTCATTCAACAAACGGTTGTCATCCTTCGACAACCAAATCACAGTCGAACAAACCTCCTGCAAGCCATCAGTGCCCTCACCAATAGCTGAAATAACCGCTACGATTGCTTGCGTAGTTCCACCAATAAATGACTCCAACGCGTTATCTCTTTCGTGTTGAGACTTACGGCCTGACCATTCGAAACTTTTGATTCCAGCACTTTCCAAACGAGCAGTGACGACAGCGGCAAACTTTTGTGAATGAGTAAGAACAAGCAAAGGTTCGCCATCTGGAAGGTCACCAATGATTGAAAATAGTTCATCAATCTTCGAGGACTTACAATCATCCGCAAACGAAACAACTCCATCACCGTCAACAGTAGGGATGCCAAGAGTAATCTGACGCAACCGAATACGAGTTGCAATCGGAACTTCAGCGACCATCGGGTTTCCTTCAAGCCAAACAACAAGGTCTCTCTCCATCTTCTTATAAATACGTTTCTGTTCAGGTGCAAGTTCCACAGTGCGCTCCTCAATTTGCATACGAGGCAACTCGTGGTCCATGCCGTTAGGGTGAAACTCGCAACACTCGTCACGTTTCAAGTGGCGAATGTAGCAAGGCAAATCTGCAACGATCGAACCGGGAACACGTTCACCGGCAACAGCCTTACCAGCAAACGGATCAAACTTTGTGGTGCAATACTTGTCAACCCATTTCCAGAAACTACGCCCAGCAACATCAGGGTAAACCCAACGTGTGATAGCCCAGAAACCTTCAATCTTGTTGCCGGCAATCGTGCCAGACAAGCCAATGCGACGTTCCGCACGAAGCGTGTGCAACATGGTTGCTGTGCGACTCTTGCGATTCGAAGCACGGTGAACTTCATCAAACACAGCCAAGTCGGGGTGGCATGCAGACCAAGCAAATTTGCGGAAGAACTCTGGCGAAATCAAATACCAGCCCTCCACACCTGCATGCAAATCAGTGAACGCTGACTTCCCCTCGACTTTGCTGTTGATGTATCGCACCTTAGCGTCAGGTATTTGGCGGACAATCGTTTTATGCCACGCCCTCTTATGTGTGCCCTTAGGTGCAATAACAAGGTTGGTGCGTGTGCCTAACCGCTTTGCGACTTCAATGGCGATCAAAGTTTTACCACCACCCACTTGGGTAGCAACAATGCCTGTGCCGTTATTTGCTACAAGGCTTTGAATGTCACGTTCCTGATAGTTACGTGGAATCAATGGTTGGTCAGACACAATCACACCTCCTTAGTATTTTTGTTGTTCGTATCTGTTGTAGGCTTCGTTATAAACTACGCCGTCTAGTTCTGGTTCTTCTTGTTTGTCAGTGTAGTAAGAGAAATCAATCCGTTTACTGCTCCAGTGTGCGAAAGCAAAAGCAACCGCAGGGATACCGAAACCGACAACTAAAAAAGTTATCACCTGTGTCACTGCTAGTCTCGCCACGCAATCTTGTCAACGATTTCCTGAGCGTAACCGTTACGGTATGCCTGAGGGATAACGAAAGCGTCACCCTCTACCAAAACAAGTTCCCCGTTTAGTTCACGCACAGTAGCGGAACCAGACACTGAACCGGGCCCAACATCGAACAAGTTCAGAACCCAGTCGGTGTTGTTCTTCTGAGTTGTGGTCAGCGAATACTTTGCGTTAGTCTGAACAGTTTTTGAAGCAGACGATTCGGTCTCTGAAAGCAACTCTTGAACTGTCCGATAGTTGGTTGTGCCAATCGCTTTACCTAACTGGGTGCGTGGCACACCAGCCTCGTCAGCGAGACGCATAGCCATGTCTCGTTCGTTCTTGAAGAAACTAATACGTTCGTTGAACTCTTGCTTCAACTCCGCCTCAATAGTGGCACGAGCAATAGTGAAAGCCAACTGCTTCTCCGAGAGCGTGTCCAAGCACGCTTTAGCATGAGGTGAAAGTTTCGTCATACTATGCGGCCTCTAGCAGAATCTGAACGTCTGGGTTTAGAGCCTTGAAGTCAGCCAGGCGACGCTCAGAAAGCGACTTGTTGAAAGTGACAACTACGTCAGCCCACTGGTCAAACGAAGGCTCAGGCTGGTTGCCCCAAACGATCGAATCCACAGTGTAAATCAAATCGTAAGTTAGCGGGCTATTCTTCTTCTCAACAAAGGTTGCCATAACAGCACCCATGTCGTCGAAACCGCCAGAAATGTTGAACTTATATTTATACATTATTTCTCCTAATGTGTTGTTGTATAGAGGTATAAGCCTATACCCTATTGTTTTATTCCTATAAACCTAGTGTGCGCACAAATCGTGTCGCACCACCTTTTTCGTCAAAGACACCATGTTGCCAGTCCAGTTTCACATCCTGCAAAAGGTTGTCATAAAAGATGTCAACCTGATGGTCAATATGTTTAGCAACAGACTGCCACTGTTTGTCAGACAAAGTAATCGTCTCATCGTTCAGATAGTGACGCAGATACTCTTCAAAGTTTTCTTTATCAAAACTGTGATGCACCGCCTGCACCTCATCGTCATACATTGTTAGCCTCCTAATAGTCCATGATTAGTGCGTTCACAAACTTGAACCGGTCAGAGTATTCCAACCCTGACGAACGTTCAGCGAACTCGATGAAGTCTTTCTCCTCAACCCACAACAAGTCATCGCTGTGAACCGCACTGTCACTGTCACTCAACGCAACCTCTACAGTGCCACGGAACTGGCGCACATAAACTGTTGGATAGTTGCCAACAATCAGATACGGGGTGATGCTGTAATCTCCCGTAGTTGCATCGTCCATAGCCTTAGCCAAACGTGGCGCAAACTCTGTTCGACTATCATCAAGCAAAGCCTCCCTAACAACATCGATCGACCCATCAGCCAACCACCTCTTGTAAAAGAACCCTCTTACCTCATCGTCAAGAAACTTCTCAACATAAGCAATACTCGCTCGTTCGCCCATTATATAAACCTCGATACTTCCACAATCTCATCAACAACAATCTCGTTTGGGCGGATGCCCTGAATAACTTTGAACATTTCCTCTTTCGCACGGGTAGACAACTCGTCATCTGAGGCGGTAGTCAGTTCACGAAACGAAACATCAACCACAACGCCAACATTCATGACGCTCAAATCTAAAGTGACCCGATACAAACTAGTTTCACTCGACACCCAACACCGCCTCAATAGCCTCATCAAGGTCGTTGATGACGCTACTATCAAGTGCTTCCTCAAACAGGTCAGCAATGTCAAGCCATTCACCATTCGTAATACTCAACGGGTGTGCGTCTTCAACATCGCCCTTACCAACCACACGGCCAACAATCATTTCGTCCGGGCGGTAAGAGGAACTAATCAGTTCAATAAACTCTTGCGCTGTCATCATCGCAATCATCTCCTTCTTCATATCTAAAATCAAAAACTTGTTTCTGTAAACTGGTGTGCAGTTTGCCGGTCTTGCGAGCATGAGCCCACTCACCAGAAGTTGTGAGATTTGATTCTAACAACTTCAACCCTGAAAGCACAAGGTGAATGTCAGTGTTCTTCATCGTAACGTCCATGGCTACTTGTTGCTTGCCTTGAACCTACGTTGAACAACATCAAACAAGTCATCGTTGCACCATGCGAGTTGGTCCGAAATGATGTTGCTGAACGAATCCCTCACGCTATTCCACACCTCAGTAACCTGCTCATCTGACGGCTCATCAATGTCACCGTCATAATAAATGTCAGCAATCATATCCGACACGTCGCTCTTATCCCACCAAGTAACCACAAGGGTTGCATCAGGGCTGTAATGGTTGTTCAAAGTTTCAATAAGTTGTCCAACAGTTAGAACTGCCATGGTTTATTCTCCTTCGCAAATCGATCGGTGGTTGGCACTCTGCCACCACAAATAAGTATCTGAACACTTGTCACAAACTTCTAAAGCGTCACAAGTGTCTGTTGCTTCAATGATTGCCATTAGTTTCTCCTCTTATCTGGTAGAGGGAAGAAACCAAACACATCAGTTTTGTCATCGTCCGGTGTGCCAAAATATCTACCCTCAGGGGTGTTGTCTTCCATTACCTGAAACAGGTAATCAACATAATCGTCTAACGTTTCAGCCGGATACGGGATTCGAAACTCTGCACCACGAACCTGCAACCAGCGCATAAAGTTTGTGGCAAGTGTCGGCTCATCTAAAGCACCAGCACTAACAACCCACTTGAACCGACCCCACGAGGTTTGAAAATATTCAGCCATTAGCGGTTGCCTTTCAAATCAAAATCAACATTGACACGGTAAAAGTTTGAAACAAGTTCCAAAGCGTTACCCCAATGTTCAATCTCAATGGCGGTATCTTTGTGCATTTGAACAAGGTCGGCGGATAGTTTCTTAGCCGACTCGATGATACGTTCACTGCTAGACCCGAGGCAACCCTCAATCAGGGTAACTGCTTCTTTGAAAGCAGATACCTGACCTGAGAAGTGTTCGGTTTCACCGATGCTGTCAGAAAGTCTCTGAGCAGACTCGGCAAGTAGTAGTTCTTGACGAAGGTGGTTTAGCACGTAAAGGATGTCCATTAGTTGTTCACCTCGCAACGACGGCAAGTGCATGAGTGACCGGCAGGTTTACTCTCCTCGTCAGGGGTGGTGTCGGGGGTGTTCTCTTCACGAACTAGCACAGTGCGCGTAAACGTAGAACTACCCCAAGCAAGGTCGTGACCTAGAGAGTCCGCTTCAATCTCAATCGAAGTGCCAGCACGTTCACCGTTATCCCAGTCACGAACACGCAACCGGCCAGTGAGAGTGATACGGTCACCCTTGTTCACTGAACTGACAGTGTTGATAGCCAAAGAGTGGAAGGCGGTAATCGTATACCAGTTTGTTTCACCATCAATCCAACGGTTCTCTGAACGGTCAAAACGGCGAGTGCTTGACGCTAGACGGAACGAGGTAATAGGTAGACCGTCTTGGGTCACAATGTGGCGTGGGGTTGTTGCTACAAGACCCGATACTGAAATGGTTGTCATCTTTTTTCTCCTTTAGTTGGTGGCAGTAGAATCGTATGCGATTTTTTCTACAATGTCAAGTTCATTTTGTGCTTCTTGTGTTGCAAGAATACGGTTCAGTTGCTGAATGGCACTATCAAGAATGTTCACCATGCCNTTGTGCAACCCCTCTTCGAAATCATCCTCAGGGTATCGTTCCAAATCTTCGTCAAGGTCGTAGATTGGTTTGCCAATAAAGGCTTCGGTTGATTCGATGGTGAATCGGCGTGACTGGCGGTGGAATCCGACAGCAATCATGTGTTGTGTGTTGTTCGACATGGGGTCTCCTTTTATGTTTGTTAGTCGTCTAAGTCTGTGATGTT